CGACCGCCGTGGCGATCGCGGACAGGACGCCGTTGATGATCTTCCGGGCGGTCTCGCTCGTGGTGTAGAGGTAGACCAGGACGCCGATCAGAGTCACAATGGCGACCACGACGATACCGATCGTGGCGCCGAACGGTGTGAAGATGGCCGCGACGCCGGCGATCACACCAGCCGCAAGCTGGAAGGCAGCGATCAGCGTCAGGACCGTCAGGACGATGCCCTGCAGCACCTTCGGGTCCATGCCAGCGATCCACTCGAGGAAGGCGGTCAGGCCCTTCAGGAGCAGCTCGCCGATCGGCAGCAGCGCCTCGGCCAGGGCGAAGAAGGCGGGCAGCAGGGCCTCGAAGAACTTGAGCACGGACGGGCCGAGCCGCTTGACCTGGTCGAGGAAGTCGGTGAGGAGCTTCTGCCCCTCCTTGGACTGTGTAAACGCCAGGAACTGCTCGGTGAGCTCGCGGAAGCCCTCGGCGAACTGGACCGCGAACGGCGCGACGATCGTCATGATCTGCGCGACAGCGGTGGCCAGGTTCAGGAAGGCGGTCGCATACAGCTCGATCAGCTTCGGCGAGACGGCCTCGAAGACGGCGAAGAACTGCTTCCAGGTCTTGTTCGTCAGCGTCTGCGCGGTCAGGACGGCCAGGTCGCCGAACAGCTTGCCCAGCGTGCCCATGAAGCGCGTGAAGCCGGGCAGGTACGTCTTGATCAGGATGCCGATGGACTTCTCGAGCCCGGGGAACAGGCCAGCCTGCACGGCGTCGCGGATCGCGTAGAACTCGTCGCGGAGACCGAAGATGAAGTAGGCGAACTCGCGGCCGGCCGGGCCGAGCTTGCTGAGGGCGTCGGCCAGGTTCTGCGCGGCGGCCGAGCCGACCTCGCCCGTCTGGAACAGGGCGTCGCGGTAGTCCTGCTGCGCCCGGATCAGGCTGCGCTGGGCGTCCGCGATGGACTCGTTGGCGTCGACCTCGGTGCGCTTCTGCTGCTCGACCGCTTCGGCGATCTGCTTGGCGCCGTCGACCCGCGCGCGCGTGACGTCCTTCTGGGCGTCGACCAGGTTGGCCTGCGCGTCCTTCTGGCGGTCCAGCGCGTCGGCGACGCGCTCCTCGGCGGACTTGACCTTGTCCGAGTCCTGGACGCCCTTCTTGCGCTCGCTGTTGAGGTCCTTCTCTTCCTTGCGGATGTCGGACAGGCGGAGCCGCGCGTTCTCCAGGTTGATGGAGGACTGCTCGCGCTCGAGGTTGGTCGAGCCCTTGTCCTGCTGTACGGCGTTGTACTCGACCGTGGCGTTGAACAGGTCGATGACCGCCTGGCGCTCGTCGAGAGCGTTCTTCTTCTGGCGGTCCGCGATGTCGTCGAGGTCCTTCTGCGCCTCGCGGCGAGCTTCGATCAGGTCGTTCTGGGCCTTGAGCGAGTCCTTCTGCGCGTCCTGGAGGCTCTTCTCGGCGTCTTCCTGGCGGCCGAGGGCGGACTCGATCGTCCGGGCCGAGCTCTCCGTCGCGTCGGCCACTCGCCGCGCCGCGTCCTCGCGTGCCTGACCGGCGTCGCGGGTCGCGCGCGCGAGGCGACGCTGGGCGTCAGCGACCGACTGCGAGGCGTTACGGATGGTCTTCGCGTTGCTCTGCGCGCTCTTGCCGGCTTCCTTCTGCTTGGCGTCGAGCGCGGTCAGGACGTCACCGATGCCAGAGAAGCCAATGGCGAGCGCGCCCAGGCCAGCGCCAGCCGCGATGGCGGCTGGGCCGAGCGCGAGGAGCCCGCCAGCGATGGCGGCCAGGATCGGAATCAGGGCCGGGCCGATAGTGACCGACGTCAGCAGTACGCCGTTGAACGTACGGAAGCTGTTCGCGGTGTCCTCGGCCTGGTTGCCGCTGCGGCCGATCAGCCGGTTGAAGGCGGTCAGCTTGGCAGTGGCGCCCGCGTCGTCGAACTTGGCGTGGACGTTGACGTTCTGGCCGTCCAGCTTCTTGACCTCGCGGTAGAACGAGGCGAGCTCGGTCGACGCGGCGCGGGCGTTCAGTCGCACGTCGGCGTTGACGGTCCGGCCGTCCAGCTTGCCGAGCTCGATGCCCAAGGCGCGCGCCTCGGCCATGGCGGTGTCCGCATCGAGGTCCACGCCGATCTTGGCGTTCTTCAGCGACTCCAGCCGACGGCGGATGATGTCGACCTGCTCGCTACCGCCCTTGCCGAGCGCGTTGAGGGACTTGGTCAGGCCCTTCTGCATCGCCTGCTCGAAGGCGCCGGAGAACTCGTCCCCGGCGTTCTGGCCGCCCTTCTTGCCAGCCTTCTTGGCGTCGTCGCCCATGGCCTGGTCGAAGTGGCGGCGGGCCTTGTCGGCGCCGCGCTCTCCAGCCTTGTCCAGGCTGTCCTCGAAGATCCCCTCCATGCCCTTGGCGACCCGGCGGGCCTCCTTCTCGAATCCGGAGAAGGGGGGCACCACCTGGAGGAAGATCGATCCCGCTGAGTACCCGCCGCCTTCCGGCATTGAAGTCCTCCTCGGTGTGTGGGCCGGCTTACCTACCCAGAAGTCTAGCAGCCAGCTTGTCGTGCTGCTCTTGACGATGCTTGCGCTGGATGCTAGGCATTGCAGTCGCGGGCCGCAGGGAAGGCTTGGGCTGCTGCGCCTGCTTGTCCCCGTTGACTGCGCGGAGGATGTAGGCCAGCGTGCTCAGCTTGTCCGAGATGGTAGTCAGGGACTCGACCTCGGCCGACCACGTGCTCATCGGCGGGTTCTTCGACATCGGCTTTCCCTCACGCTCCGCGCGTTCCTGGGCCTCGACCAGCATCTCGGCATGCTCAGGATCCTGCGTGATGACCTGCCAGTAGTACGTGTCGCGCGGCAGGCGGTCGATCAGGTCCAGGATTGCTCTCCAACGACGAAGCCGCCAGAGCTCGCGGAAGTTGGCTCCCGGGAGCTTGGCGGCGAAGTCGTACTCGAGCTCAGCCCGGTACCGGCCGACTAGGAAAGCCAGCCTTTTCCCGCGCGATTGGGGTCGATGTCGTAGTACTTCATGTACTCCTCGATGAGCTTGTTGAACTTCCAGCCGGGGAGCTTGTGCTCGGCGAGGATGCGCTTGCCGTTGTCGTCCAGCGCGTACTTCAGGAAGTTCGCCGGGTGCTGGATCTCCATCAGGTCCTTGAAGTCGATCTCGGCCGGGTCGATCATCTCGAACCGCTCGCCACCGAGGACCGAGGCGAAGGGCCGCTTCCGGTCCCTCTCCATCTCGTCCAGGTTGGAGTCGATCTTCTGGTTGAGCTGGGTCACGTTGTCGTCGCTCATGTGGGCGGGCTCTCCTGTCAGCGCTGGTTGCGCGAGTTGGTCTTGGGCTTGGGCTCTTCGGTCGTGTCGACGACCTCGGCGTCCTTGGCCTCCGGCAGCTTGGCCATCTCGGCCTCGGTGAGCTGTGGGACCTCGGAGTCGCCGGACAGTTGCGGGGCCGGGGCTGGCGCCTCGGTCTTCGGGTCGGCGACAACGCGGTAGCCCTCGAACTGCAGCTTGACGTCGTCGCGCACGTTGTGGGAGACGCGCTTGCGGTCGCCCTTGACGTAGGTCTTCGGGTATTCAGCCATGCGACGAGAGTACCACGATCGGCGGGCAAGACGAAACCCCACACCCGCCCGCCCAGGGGGTGTGGGGTTTCGATCGGGGGATGCGGATCAGGCGGTGGGGAAGCCCATGTCCGCCAGGATCGCGTTCCAGCCCGGACCACCGAACAGCCAGCGCTCGGAGTAACCGAGGTCGCTGTCCTCTTCACCGGTCAGGGTGACGCCCCAGCTCACCGGGTCGTCGCCGCCACCGTGGTTCTGCTCGGCGTAGTTCGTGACCTTCCCACGCGGGAAGAACCGCGCCAGGTAGATCTCGCCGCCGTCGCCCAGGTCGACCGCCACGCTCAGCGCGCGGTACGACTTGCTGGCCGGCCGGGTCGGCTTCGCGACGCTGACCTCACCGGTCTGCGCGTCCGGAACCATCGACGCCAGGTCGGCGCCGGTGGCCAGGCCGATCGTCAGCAGCTTGGTCTCCTGGGCGGTGACCGCCATGGTGGAGACGTCGCTGGTGATGTCGGAACGGGTCGGCGAGACCGAACCCCAGGACTGAACGTCCGAGGTGGACACGTCGCGGGAGAACGCGGCGCCGTCGGTCGACAGCCACCCGAGGTCATCCATGCCCTGCGGCAGGAGCTTCAGGTTGATGCCGACGTCGTAGCCGACGCTACGCTGGCCGACCGAGAGGTGCAGGTCCTCGGCGAGCGAGCCGCCCAGAGCCACGATCTCGATCTTGGCGGACGAGCCGGTGTCCACCGTGGTGATGGTGAACTCGCTGGCCGCGTCGGCGGTCGCCACGCCCGCACCCAGCTCGGTGCCGAGCGCGGTGGCCACGGCGGCCTTCGCGTCCCCGTCGGCGACGGTGATGCTGTGCAGCACGCCGTTGACCTTCACGGACAGGGTGCCTCCGGCGGTGACCGTCGCGGCCGCCGGGGCGGAGCCCGCGACCTCGGCCGTGGTGGCCGTCGCCGAGAAGACGGTCAGCGAGGTGATCGCGGGGACGCTGATGTCACCCAGGAACACCGAGCCCTCGAGCGACTTCCGGATCAGCTCGTTCTGCTTGTTCTTCAGGTCCTCGTAATTCGCCACGTTGGCCTTCCTTCACGCTGTCTCTTTCACCGACGTACGGTGAACTGGTAGGTGCCGGCGTAACGCCGAACGTTGGGACTGTCCCAGGGCCTCTGTGCAGGGACCACGGGTACGGTCACGCTGTCCAGGACAACCAGGCCGGACGAGATGACCACACTGTGAGGATAGTCCAGGAAGAGGGTGTCGATCTTCCCGATCAGCCTTTTCGCTGCGTCCCGGCCAGTCGCCAGGACCTCCACCTCGACCACCGGCTTGTAGACCAGCTTGGTCCGCGTGCCCAGTGCGAGCTCTTCGAGCCGCACGAAAGGCATCGGCTCGTTGTCGGGCGGGAAGTCCGTGGCGACCTGCTTCTGCTGGGTTACGCCGTCGATCTCGCGCAGGATGAGCGTCCGAAGTGCGTCTTCGATGTCCGGGTAGTCCGGCAGGTTGTCAGTCACCGGGCTTCACTCCTCGGTAGTCTCCGATGCGGGCTCCGGCCTTGGCCAGGTAGTGCCCGCCCTTGCTCCGCTTGTTGTCGAACTCGTTCGGGGCCGCCTTCGGGCTCTCGTTCACGATCGTGACGATGCGCCGGGCGAACCGGCCGATGACCAGGTTCTGCGGTCGGGTGTCGACCTTGTACTGGTCGGCGTAGTGCGGGCCTGGACCGTTTGAACGGGGCGAGGTGGCCGCCGCGATCAGCCGGATGTCGTGCGCCGCCTGGTACAGCGGCTCGAGCATCTGGTCGGACGTGGCGAACTTGTGGAAGCCCCGGTAGTCCGGCTTGAACTTCGCGCGCACGCGCGTCCGCTTGGGCATCAGGCACCCACTCGCTTGAGGACGACCAGCACTCCCTTGTCCTTGCCCTTCAGGTCGTACGCGCCCGGGACGCCCTCGACGTTGAAGTCGTCGCCGCGCACGGTGACGATGTCGGTGGCGTAGACCGTGTTGGCCGAGCGCGGCGGGATGTACAGGTTCCAGCCGTCGATGATCTTCCGGCCGCCCTCGCTGTCCTCGGTGCTGACGCGCGGCCAGACCTGGCAGTTGGGGATGTCGAACTCAGCCGGAGTACCCACCGGGTCACCCTGCCAGTCGACCTCGCCCGGCCGCTTCACGTGGACGACCTCGTTTCCCCTCACGGCGTCACCGGTGTAAACGCGTTGGTGGTGTTCGGGTCGCCGTAGGGGATGTACCAGTCGCTGCCCGAGCTGTCCGGCAGGTAGACCACGTCATCCTCGACCGCGTCGGTGCGCGTGGTGGGCTGGACCCACAGGCCAGCCGGGCCGTCGGGGACCAGGGTGAGCAGGTCCTCCTCCTCGCCGGGCAGGAGCTGCATATTGGCGGCCGCCATGGCCATGGCTTCCGGGCGCCGCTCGTTCAGCGGGCCAACCGCCTCTGCCACGGTGCCGTCGGGGTTGAGGTATGTCCGGCCGGCCAGGAACATGCAGACGCGCTTCGCCTTGCGGGGCACGACGACGGGCGGCGACTGGAGCTCCCAGTTCGGCTGCTCGGCGGTGTCGCACACGATCTCAGTGGCGGTCTGCAGGACGAGCTGGGCGAACGGGTCAGCGGCCAGGGTCGCCACGTCAACGCGCGCCCAGGTGGCGAACTGCTCGATGCTGATCAGGGTCGTCATGCACCTATCCTCTCATGAGAAACGAGCCCCCGACCCCCGTAGGGGCCGAGGGCTCGTCGGTCTGCCGAACCGGAGCGAGGATTTACGGTCGCACGCCCTTACGGCAGGGTGGATCAGGAGCCTTCGGTGAGGACTGAGCCGTCGCCGGTGAGGGTGATCGGGACGATCCGGACGTTGTCCGGAGTGTCCACGATGTCGCCGTTGTCGTCCCGCTCGTCCAGGATCTCGTTGATGCCGATGAAGCTCGACACGACCGAGCGGTCCCGGAGGAAGTTCGGGTCGTAGTCCATCAGCCAGCGGGCGGCGTAGCCGTTCCGCGAGACCTTGGCCGAGACCACCGCACCGCGCGGGGCGACCGGCGCCACGGAGCCCATGACGAACGAGCTCTTGTGGAAGTAGTACGCCTCGTTCGGGTTGAGGTTCGGGTGGACGATGACGGGAGCGCCCGCCAGCTTGCCGATGACAGCCTCGCGCACGGCATCCGAGACGCCGCCCGACAGCTCCATGGTGGCGAGCCGGTCGCTGGCCAGCCACGCGGCCTCGACGTCCGAGCCGACCAGGAAGACGCGGCCGGAGTACGGCGCGACCTGGTCGGAGTTCATCAGGCGCCGGGCCTCGATCGCGACCAGGTGCGGGTCGGTCTCCAGGGTGCCGGTGACGGTGTGCTTGGCCTGGGCCGCGCGGAAGGCCGCCACGACCTTGCTCTCGTAGTTGCCGACCACGGCCTCGACCTGCGGGGTCAGGACGTCGGTGGCGAACTCGATGTTGTCGAGCGTGAGCTGCTCGTCGGTCAGCCCGGTGGCCGAGTAGACGTGCCGGTCGAGCGTGATCGGGACCGTGTCCCCACCCTCGATGTCGTCCATCACGATCGGGGCGGTACGAGTGCGGAACTCGTAGTCGCGCGCGACCGCACGGAGGTTGCCCACGCGCATGGACACGGTGTCGTTCTGCGCGCCCTTGAAGAAGTCCTCGGTCACACGCGTGATCAGGTCCGGGCCCAGAAGCTCCCGTCCCACCATCGCGAGGAAGAAATCGACGATCTTCTCCGGCTTCGCCTTCAGTACAGCCACGGGGACCTCCTACGAGATCGTTTTGGCCGCTTGACCCCCGTGGCGAGGATCGTGCGGATGTCTTGTCAGCGGATCCGGGGGATCTGCTCGAGCGCCTTGTCGGTGCTCACGTCTGCGCCGGCGCCGGGGTTCGGGTCGCCTCCGTTGAAGGTGCCCTTCGGAACTCGCCGGAGTCCGCCGTTGTCCGGCTCTCCGTCGCCCTCCTCGGACTTGCCCTGGGAACCGAACGACTTCAGGAGCTCGTCCGCGTCCGCCAGCAGCTCTTCCTTGGTGCTTCCGATCAGCCGCTTGAGCTGGTCCTTGTTCAGGCCCTTCTCGATCGCGACCTCGAGACGCAGGTTCGTCTTGGCCAGATCGCTTCCGTCACCCTTGGTGGCGGCCTCGACTGCGGCCTTCAGTTCCGCGTTCTCCCGTGCCAGCTTCTGCTCAGCGGTCTCGCCCTCGCGAGCCTTGGCTTCGGCTTCCGTCTTCAGTGTGTCCCGCTCGGTGTTCGACTCGGTCAGCCGCTCTTGCAGCTTTTCCTTGTCACCCAGCAGATTGAAGAGATACCGCTTCAGCTTGTCCTTGTCGATCTCGGTCTCTCCCGTCGCGGTCTCCCACGGTGCGGTCCAGTCCTTGACGTCTTCGGGCAGCTTCGGCATGTCAGCCTCCTACGGCTTCGAGGGCAACTTCCTGCAGTCACCCGATGGCTAGAGCATACGAGATGATCTGTCAAGCGCGCATCTCATCTGCCGGGATTACGCCCGGCCTTCCCATCGACGACGGAACTCCAGGATCGTCGGGACGTGGCCGAGCTCGCGCGACAGGTCGACCCAGGCGGTCTCGGCGGCCCTGGCCTTGCCCGGCCACTTCGTCTTCCGGTCGAACACCGGCTCGGTGCTGCAGCCACAGTGGTCGTGGACCTTGTGCTCGCCGGCGCCGATGAATCGCGGGTCCGACTCGTCGAACGAGAGGTCGTCGTACACCGGCCCGCGCGAGGCGAGCATGGCGCAGAAGTAGCAGGGGTCGCCATCGGTGACCCGGATGTACCCCAGGGCCTCCCGGTCGTCGGCGACCATGTTCGAGAGCTCGTCCCGGCCGCCGTTCATCACGTGGCGCGTCGCGGCGCCGGAGATGTCGACCGACGTCTCCTCGATCGCCTGCTTGACCAGGAGCTGCTGGGTCAGCGCGGGGAGGTCGCCGCCGAGAGGCAGGCCAGCGATACGCTTCTTCAGCGCCACCTCGCCGGTGACGCGCAGCGAGGTCTCCAGCGCCTGGAGGTTCAGTTCGGTCATGGCCGGGAGCTCGAAGCCGTCGCCGCCCTGGACCTCAGCCTTGCGGAACGCCTGGTAGTACTGGCGGGCCTTGATCGCGGAGAAGTCCCGGCGCTGCCGGAGCAGGGGGATCAGCCGGGCGACGAGGTTGGCCGCCGAGCCGCTGATGTCCTCGGGCTCGATCGTCCGCAGCCAGAGCTGGGCTACGACGTACGCGACCAGGGCCCCGTTCTGCGTCTGGGCGACTCGATGCGCCTCAGTTAGGGCGGCCGCCTGGGCGGTTACGGCCATCGAAGCCTCCTTGGTTGGCGATGATCAGGAGCAGCCGGTTCGTCTCCCGCTGCTCCGCGAGGGTGGCGGTGTGGAACTCCTTCTGGTCCTTGAACATCGCCCGCAGGACGTCGACGGCCGCGGCCAGGATGGCCATCACTTACCGCCCTTGTCGGACCCGCCCGTGCTCTTCGGCTTGGCGGCGTTCTTGGCGCCGACGGCCGAGGTCTGCTCCGGCGGGACCGCGTCCTGCATCGCCTTGGCCGAGTCGACCGCGATGTCGGACTCGAGCTCGGCGACCAGCTTCTCGAAGGTGCCGTCCTCGACCATCTTCGTCGCGCGCTCGGTGTCGCCGTCGGTCCAGCCGGGGATGCGCTCCCACAGCATCTGCACCGGCACCTTCAGCGAGGTGGCGATGAGGGCGAGGCCGTTGGCCGTTTGAACGAGGCTTCGGGACTCGGTGTCGCGCCAGCGGACCTGCATGTCGGTCGCCCGCGCCTCCTCCGCGTTGCCGTTGGCGTACGCCGTCAGCCGGAAGAGCTGCTCGTGAGACTGGCCGTTGACCATCCGGAAGTCGCCCGACTTGCGCATGAGGCCCTCGGTGGCGGCCGCCAGCGCCTCGGCCTGGAGGTTGGAGCTCAGGCCGAGCATGTGGTGGGGAGGCGTCTGGGTGATCGCGGCCAGCATGCGCAGGTCATGGTCGTCGGCGTCCAGGAAGCCCTTCATGTCCGTGGCGTCCAGGGTGCCGAACTTCGTCTCGGGGTTGCTCGAGATGAGCAGGTCCTCGATCTTCAGTCGCAGGGCTTCGGCGACCTTGTCGGTCGTGTCGGCCGGCTTGGCCATGCCCGCGATGTACCGGACCTTCCAGGCGCCGAAGCGCTGAACGATCAGGCGGTCGAACGTGTTCTGGTCGATCCTGGCCAGCATCGGCAGGACGGCCTCGATCTCACCGGTGGCCCGGCCGTCGAGGTCGATGGAGTTGGCGTAGCGCACGATCGGCGGCACCTTCATGCCGTGCTCCTCGTACGAGATGAAAGTCCAGTCGTCGAGGTCGTAGCCGTTGTTCTCGCACGACAGATAGTAGGCCGCCTCGTCGTCGATGACCGTGACGGTCCACTCGCTCTGGAATCCCTCGAACCGATTGATCGGGTCCGCCTGGATCGCGAAGCTGGGCCACTCGTCGTTGGGGTCGTCGTAGAACGCGGCCATCCGCTTGGCCGAGAAGGCGGACATCTTCGCCATCTTGTCGCCGGTCAGCGGGTCCTTGTCGGGACGCGTGGTGGCGAAGGAGAGTCCGTGGGTGATCGCGGCGCGGTGCAGCGGGATCTGCTTGGCGTCCCAGCCGTTCTGCTGCCAGGTGTTCCAGACGTCCATGTTCTTCGAGGGGTCGCCGCCAGTGCGCCGTACGCCGTCGACGTAGACGGTCTGCGCCAGCGAGGTGACGACCAGGCCGCCGAGCGGGTTCGGCGAGAGGCGAGAGAGCTGCTGGTACTCCTCGGTCACCTGGCGGGGAGCGTACGGTTCACCCTTGATGCCATGGAGACCGTGCTCGTTGGCCTGGCGCTGTTCGCCACGGGCCCAGGCGTCGAGGACCTGCGCGTTCTCGCGCTGTCGAAGGAACGACGGGAAGTTCTCCCGAGCGAGGCCCTTGACCTGGCCGGCGGACATCACCACGGTGGACCTCCTGCGATCCGATCGAAGACGGGGTATCTTACCCGATCAGCGTACCGGATCTCAGAGCACGACGAAGGTAGCAGCCTGATAGATGGGCTCCTCGGGTGTCGGGCCGAACTTGACGTAGACCGCGTGCAGGCCAGTCAGCAGCGCCTCGTAGAGGTGCCGGATCTCGACCACGAACTTGCCGTCGACCTCGGTCACGACCTTCTCCACCGATGGTGCGACCCACTCGACGGCGTCGCGGTCGGGGGTCGTCACGCCCTGCTGGACCAGTACGTCGAAGTCGATCGCCTCGACCTCGGCCAGCGTCATCTCGCCGTCCGGATCCTGTAGCGTCACGGTGAAGTCGACGAAGAGCTTCGACCCCCTGTACCACTGCTTCTCCATCGATCAGGCCCCTATCTCGGTCCGCTTGAAGTCCCCTGCCGTCACGCTGATGCGAGACGGTCCGGCCGCGATTGAGGTCGAAGGACGCTCCCCAGGCCCGATGGTGACCAGGATATCCCGATCCGGCATCGGCACGCCGCCACGCGCGGTGAACGTCGACGCGCTGAATGTCCCAATCATCGAGACATCGACGCTCGCCCGGCCGGACATGTCGACCGTAGGCTGTGTAAACGACCCGTCTAGCTGCCCGCCTTCGGGCGCTACGGAGCCGCCCGCGCCACTGAGCACCGGGGCGGCGAAGGTCCCGGCCAGTTCGGCGTTCGTCACGCTCCGAACAGTGAACACTGTCACCGGTGCTGCGAAAGTACCCTCTACAGTGACTTCTGCAGTAGCCGTGACAGTGGCGGTCACTGTAGGTGAGCTGAAGCTGCCGGAAAGCGCTCCTCCCGCCGTCGCCGAGCCGGTGAAGCTGGCGGCCGGCGAAGAGAACGAGCCAGTTACGGCGCCGGAGTCCTTCGGGATGCTGGTGCCGGTGATGGCCGCCGTTGGCGAGCTGAAGCTACCGGTCAGGGTGCCCTGGCTGGCGGCGGGCGCGGCGCCGACCGGGGTGGCGGCCGCTTCAGCGACCTGCTCAGACGTCAGGGCGACGCCATACATCCGGACGTCGTCGATGGTGGCAGCCGATCCCACCTGGTCGAACACCAGGAAGTGGTCGGCGGTCTGGATCGCCCCGGCCAGCGGAACGGTGTCCGCCAGCACGCCGTCGCGGTACAGCTTCAGGTTGGTCCCGTCGTGCGTGACGGTGATGTTGTGCCAGTTGCCAGCATCGGTCGGGAAGACGACGTCGGTCGGTGAACCGGCGGCGTTCTTCGCCCGCCACTTGATCGAGCCGGACAGGGAGAGGATTCCCCAGGAGCCCGATCCGCTCAGGACGTCGCCAGCCTTGAACTCGAGGATCCAGCCGGTGAAGCCCGAGTTTACGCGCAGGTTGACCGAGACG